TTATGTAGACTCTTTAGCTCAAGGTATTGATGCCAAGGCTTCTGTGGTTGTGGCTACTACTGCAAACATCACATTGTCTGGCACACAAACAATCGATGGGATAGCGGTTTCTGTTGGCGACCGAGTTCTTGTTAAAGATCAGTCAACTGCTTCTGGTAATGGCATTTACTTGGTTGCTTCTAGTTCTTGGACACGAACAACTGATGCTGATTCATGGACAGAGTTGACTGCGGCTTTTACCTTTGTTGAAAAAGGCACTACTAACGCTGATTCTGGTTGGATTTGTACAGTAGATGCAGGTGGGACATTGGGAAGCACATCTGTTACTTGGGCACAGTTCTCTGGTGCAGGTCAGATTACCGCAGGTGATGGCCTTACAAAGACAGGCAACACCCTTAATGTAGGAACTGCATCTTCTGGTCGTATTGTTGTCAATGGCGACAACATTGATTTGGCTACATCTGGAATTTCAGCAGGAACATACCAATCTGTCACTTTTGATGCTTATGGTCGTGCAACGGCAGGAACTAATCCTACGACTATTGCTGGCTACAACATCTCTAATGCTTATACAAAGACTGAAATAGATTCGATCTTTGGTTCGACTACTGCGGCAGCTACTTCTGCATCTAATGCGGCTACCTCTGCTTCCAATGCGGCAACAAGTGCTTCAAATGCTTCTACAAGCGAAACAAATGCGGCTTCTAGTGCAACATCTGCGGCAGCAAGCTATGACGCTTTTGATGACAGATACTTAGGTTCTAAGTCTTCTGCTCCTAGTGTTGACAACGATGGAAATGCTCTGTTGACGGGTGCTTTGTACTGGAACAACTCAGTCAATACTTTGTATGTTTGGACAGGATCGGCTTGGACTCAGGCTGCATTCACAGCAGGTGGCTTCTTAGTTAACACTAATAACTTATCTGACGTATCTAGCACATCTACTGCTAGAACTAACTTAGGTTTGGCTATCGGTACTGATGTACAAGCCTATAACGCTAACACGGCAGTAACTAATTCAGCACAGACCTTTACTGCTACACAAACCTTTAGTGGTACATCTTCTGCTACTGCCATTGTCCTAAACGATGCAGCAGAGGTAGCTACAGTATCAGCTACAGCAGCTACTGGCACGATTAACTACGACATCACCACTCAGTCAGTCCTGTACTACACAAGTAACGCAAGTGCTAACTGGACAGTTAACTTCAGAGCCTCTAGCGGTACTTCATTGAATACTTTAATGAGTACAGGTCAATCAATGACTGTAGCTTTCTTGGTTACTCAAGGTGCTACTGCTTACTACAACTCTGCTGTGCAAGTTGATGGCACTACATCTGGTGTTACAACACGTTGGTTGGGTGGTGCGCCTACTGCGGGAAATGCTAGTGGCATTGACAGTTATCGTTATTTGATTATTAAAACAGGCAGTGCGACTTTCACAGTCCTCGCATCTAATACACAGTTCAAAGCCTAATGAACACCGCTTACGTTTACACGCTGACTGACCCTAGAAATGGGATGCCCTTTTACGTTGGTAAGGGGCATGGTAAGCGTTGCGAGTTTCATTTAGATGAGGCTAAGTATTACACTAAGCGCAAGTCAAAGAAGCTAAATAAGATTCGTAAACTTATGTCACTTGGTATGCAACCAATCATTACCAAAGTTGAAGAAAATGTTTCTGATGCACAGGCCATTGATTTTGAGTGTTTGTTAATTGCTGAAATGCGTGATATTGGAATACCATTGACCAATATGACAGATGGTGGTGATGGTGCTAAAGGTTACAAGCATACTGAAGAAAATAAACGTCTTGCTTCTGAACGTCAAAAGAATCGTGTTATGACAGAAGAACACAAGCAGAAGATGCGTAAACCTAAGTCAGAAGAAGGTAGGGCTAATATTGCCAAAGCTAGATTGACTACAACTTATAGACCATCTGAAGAAACAAAGCGTAAGACTTCTGAGGCATTGTTAGGTCGTGCAAGTCCAATGAAAGGACGCAAACAATCTGATGAAGCAAAAGCTAAAATGAGTGCATGGCGAAAGGGAAAAGCAAAGCCCAAAGTTGAGTGCGTTCACTGTAACCAATTAGTCGCTGTCAACACTGCAAAGCGTTGGCATTTTGACAACTGCAAAAGCAAGGAATAAAGATGCCTTTACAAGCTACTAGTGGAGCCGCCTCGTATGACGCTTTCGGAGGAGGAGTGCCTGTTGAACCAGTATATATAGAACAAATTTTTAGCACATACCTTTACACAGGCAACGGCAATACAGCACCCGAAACACAGACCATCAACAATGGTATTGACTTGTCTACTAAAGGTGGATTAGTTTGGATTAAAAATAGGACTGTTGCAACAAACAATGTATTGTTTGATACAAACCGAGGCGCAACTAAAGTTTTAGTTTCAAATGCGACTTCTGCGGAAGCTACAGATGCTTCAACCCTTACATCATTTAATAACAATGGGTTTTCAGTCTATTACGGGCAAGGCGTTAATGGACAAAACAACCCCATTGCCTCATGGACATTCCGCAAGCAACCAAAGTTCTTTGATGTTGTGACTTATACGGGGGATGGCATTTCTGGTAAAACTGTTGCCCACAATCTTGGCTCTGTGCCGGGTTGTATTATTGTTAAAAGAACAAGCACCTCTGGTACTAATTGGCGAGTGTACCACCGAGAATTGACCGCACTTGCAAGCTTACAATTAAATGTTACAAATGCTAGTGCTATAGGCTCTACAATCTGGAATGATACAGAACCTACATCAACTGAATTTACAGTTGGCGATAATGGTGGCGTCAACAGTTCTGGCGACACTTTTGTAGCCTACCTCTTTGCTCATGACGCAGGAGGCTTTGGTTTATCCGGCTCTGAAAATGTGATTTCGTGTGGGTCTTATACGGGCAATGGTTCTGCTACTGGCCCAACAGTAACGCTTGGCTATGAGCCTCAATGGGTATTAGTAAAACGAACAGACAGCACATCAAATTGGACACTATCTGACAATATGCGTGGACAGCCTGTTGACGGGGCTACTGCAATTCTTTATCCAAATGCGTCTGATGCTGAAGCATCTGCAACAACAGCAGTTTCTCCTACTGCTACTGGGTTTCAAGTTAAAACTTCTGGTGCAACTTATAACGCTTCTGGCGGGACTTACATCTACGTAGCTATCCGTCGTGGCCCGATGAAAGTGCCTACGAGTGGGACTGATGTATTTTTACCTAAAACACGCACAGGAAATGGAACGACAGGTACTGTTGTGACGGGTGCTTCATGGCCTATGGATATGCTATGGATTAGCAGACGTACTGGCGGTGGTGCAGGGGTTGGTGGCTTTACTGACATAGACCGATTGCGTGGTGCATATTTAGGCGGAAATAATCCATTATTGCGTCAGAATCAAACAGATGCTGAATCAACAAGTTTTGTAGCACCAGGCTTTGTAGGTGGTCAAACAAGTTACGATTTACCTAGTGGAAGTGGCTATGGTTTGTTTAATACAAATGCAGTCACCTACGTTGACTATTTGTTTAGGCGTTCTCCTAGCGTATTTGATGAGGTTTGCTATACAGGGAATGGTGCTGGTAATAACGCTAGAACACACAACCTTGGAGTTGCACCAGAACTTTTAATCATTAAAAATCGTTCAAGTAGTGCCTCTGGTGATTGGTACACATTCCACACATTTACATCTTCTAACTTTAAGAAGCAATTGTTAGACACAACAGATGCACAAACAAATTACACATATGGAAGTTTCTTAGACGCACAGCCAACTAGCACTACATTTACTGTTAACTCGGGTGCAGGATGCAATGAATCTGGCGTTACCTACGTTTCCTACTTATTTGCCACTTGTGCAGGTGTTTCCAAAGTAGGCTCATACACAGGCACAGGCACAACACTTCAAATTGATTGTGGCTTTACAGGTGGTGCAAGGTTTGTCCTAATCAAGCGTACAGACTCAACTGGTGATTGGTATGTGTGGGATACAGCACGAGGAATAGTAAGTGGTAATGACAGCTACCTTTTGCTAAACTCTACTGCGGCAGAGGTTACAAACACAGATTACATTGACACCTATTCTGCTGGTTTTGAAATCAGTAGTACAGCACCTGCTGAGATTAACGCCTCAGGTGGTACTTTCATCTTTTTTGCGGTGGCCTGATATGAAAAAAGAATTTCATGGTCAAAAAGGTAATGCAAAAGCCCGTGGCATTGAGTTTTTATTTACCTATGAGCAATGGCTCAACTGGTGGATTACCTCTGGCAAGTTAGAACAGCGTGGCAAAGGGCGTGGCAAATATTGCATGATGCGGAAGGGTGATGTTGGCCCGTACAGTATTGAAAATGTTTTTTGTGGAACTAATGAGCAAAATGCAATTGACTGTCATCAAGGTAGAACTAGAAGTAAAGAAACAAGAGAATTAATGTCTAGGTCACATAAAGGTTTGTTTGATGGCGATAAGAATCCTAGAGCCAGAACAGTTGTAACTCCTTATGGAATTTGGACAACAGCAAAAGAAGCCGCCAAATATTTAGGTGTTGCGCCAACTACAGTTGAATGGCGTTGCAAAAATCAGAAATCAGGCTTTGCCTACCTTACATAAGGAATCACAATGCAGATACGAACACAATCAGGACAAGTAATGTACGAAAGTGAATTTCGTGCATACACAAAAGCCAATGGTGGCCCATCATGGGAAACAACAACAACTGAAGTCTTAGAGGCTTTGGGTGCTGATGTAGTCTTTGAAGGCGCACAAGCAACTGGCGGTACTGTTTACCAATACTCTCAAGCCTCTGGTGTTGAGCAAGTAGATGGTAAGTGGTACACAAAGTATGTGCTTGGCCCTATCTTTGTAGATACACCCGCCACAGAAGAAACACCTGCTAAAACAGCCTTTGAGCATGAGACTGCTTACAAAGCCATGAAGGATGCTGAACAGGCTAAGAGTGTTCGTGCTTCAAGGGATGAGAAACTGAAAGACTGTGATTGGACACAAGTAGCTGATGCTCCTGTTGACAAAGCAGTATGGGCTACCTATCGTCAAG